ATAAGAACAATCCCAACCCTAGTCCACGATGAGAAAAGGCCGGAGGATCTAAACACAAAGGGTGAGGACCACCATGCTGATCAAATGAGGTATTTTTTACATTATGTAGGATCTCCAACCAAGGTAGTACAGAAGCCATGGCTACAGAAGGAATTAGATAAATTATTATCAGAAGAAACGGATTATCAAGGGATCAGAGCATGATAACTAGACCTTTAAGTCTGCAATGGTTTAATCCAGAGACTGGAGAATGGGAAGAGAAAGAGATCCCAGCAGTAGGTAATGTAATCCAAGAAATAGAACGTATAGAAGCATTGGGTGCCATATCTTTTGATTATAGACAGGCACTTATTACTATCGTTAATCAGGTAACACAACAAATTTTAAATGGAATTGAGATAGAGGCAAACTAATGGCAAAGAAAAAAACTGAAGCGGCATATAAACCAACCCGTAAACACGAAAAAATAATCAAGAAAAATGAAGCTATGTTTGATATGTGTTTTCGAGCCAGGGAAAATACAACCACTGTTTGGCGGGAAGCTGAACGGTTATATATGGGTGATCACTGGACCAACATGAATATGCCAGCATTTAAGAACCAGGTTACGCTAGATCTTATTGCTAGTGCTATAGATACAATGATCCCAATTCTTTCTAACCGTCCACCCCGAATTGATATAATTGCTGTAGGTGGAGATGACATATCTACAAAAGCAGCAGAGATATTACAAAAGCAAATGGATGAGTTATGGGTAATTAGGGATATGCAAAATTTAACCCCGGATTGGTTATTAGATTATCTGGTATATGGTAATGGAATCTTAAAGGTCCATTTCCAGGACGATGATTTGCCAGATGCTGATGTTGTAGATCCTTATGCTTTCTTTGTGAATCCATCAGCAACGAAGTTGGAGAATGCAGAGTATGTTATTTATGCAGCACCAACCCCATTATGGGAGATCCGGGAAAAGTACGAGAATGGTAAATATGTAAAGTCAGAATCAAAACTTGATAAGTACGAAGCATTAAAGATTAATGATGCTCAAGTTGGTGGGGATGATGTGGTCCAGGTCACTGATACCACCGGTTCAGAAACAAACTATTATGAAAACTCTTCCAGGGCCATGGAGGATCTAGAAGAGAGAGCACTATTAATTGAGGTCTATGCCAGGGATTACACAAAGGAATATATTGAGGCTGATGATCCTTCAGACGAATCACGGGAGATAGATAAATATCCTGGCATGATTCGGCAGACAGCTATTGCCAATGGTGTTTTATTATATGATGGTCCAACCAGATATCCGTTCTTAACTAAAGAAAACCATTTGGCTCATCCATTCCCATTCATTGTATTAAAGAATGGTGGATCTGCTCATAGTTTTTGGGGTAAGCCGGAACCAAAGAGATTAAAGTCTCTAAACCTATCTTTAGATCGTTTAGCCAGTCAAATGATGGACAATACCCACTTAATGGCCAATCCAATGTGGGTAGCTGATGAGACTACAGATGTAGTAGATCAAATAAACAATAAACCTGGTAGCGTAATCCGGAAACGTGGCCCTGGTGCAGTGAACATGCTGCAACCAGCTGGAATGCCAAATTATGTATTTAATTTTTATTCATTGCTAGGTGAGATGTTTGAAACTATTAGTGGGGTTAACAAGGCAACCCAGGGTAAAGCTGATGCTAATGTAACAAGTGGTGTCCAGGCACAGATCTATCGCCAGGCTTCCACTACCAAGATTGATTTCAAGGCAAGGTCTGTGGACCAGGCAATTCAAACTCTTGGCAGTATGTGGATAGCTATGATTGTAAATCTTGGAACAGAAGAACATCTAACAAGTGTTGAAACAGATCAGGGAATGCAGGACCGGAAATATATAGGTGCTATGCTCCAAGGGATGAACTTTGAAGTTAGAGCCAGATCTGGATCAATGTTACCGGAGAATAGAGAGTGGATTGAACAGAAAATCATGCAGCTTATGCAACTAGGTCTTGTTACGGATCCGCTATATATCCTGGAGAACATAGAACTACCAGGAAAAGAAAGACTTATAAGATCCTTAATGGAAGCACAGAAAACACAATCTGGTAATGCAGAACCCATGTCTCCCGAAGAAATGGCAAATCTGGGAACCAATGAGGATGATATTATGAAAAAGTTTGAGCAAGATCCTACACTAATAGATAGACTCCCTGAAAATATGAGATCAAGAACATAATAAAAAGAAAATGATCAGATATATTTGGATAGTATATAAATATGATGGATTTTATTCACCAAATGAACAATGAAAAATTAACTTTTGTTGGAGGAAAACAGCATGAGTGAAAATATTGAAGGCGGGATCTATGGTGCTGAAGTTGAAGCAGATGTTGCAGCTTCGCTTGTGGTCGGAGAAGTAGAAGTAGCAGCAGAGCCTACAGAAGCCCCTAGTGAACCCAACGGTGAGGAAGCCACCGTAGAAGGCCAGACTCAAGAGATTGAGCAACCGGTTGAATCTGAAATTGAAACCCCACCAGTAGATACTAGCGTAGAAGTGGATGGAAAAAGTTATTCGCTTGATGATATCAGACTAGCAATAGATGATTCTCGGAACAGAAGCGATTGGCAGAAATCCAATACCCAAAAGGCACAACAACTTTCTGATGATCGGAAGGCTTTGACTGTAACCCAGAAAAAGTTTGATGATCTAAAGAAAGATGAAGACCTTATGGAGACTCTCAAGGATTACCTTGGTGAGGACCACACTCTATTCCAGGAAACTGATGAGCCTAATGAAAATGCTCAAACACAGGACACAAAGGATCCAATAGATAATCGGATCCAGGAGTTGGAAGATAAGATAGAGATGCAAGAAGCCCAACAAGCGGTAGAACGAGACATCCAGGTATTAATCAAGAACCATCCAGAACTTGATGGTAAAGATAATGCTGTTAGAGAAGTTTTGAATACTGCGATCAATAAAGGGATGAGCAATCTTGAAGATGCATTCGTGCTCACTTATCATAAGGCTGCTGTAGATAGTTCATTCTCAAAGGCGGTTAAGACGTTAAAGAAAGCCGATGCCAGCAAGTCAATTCCCGAAGCATCCGTTAAACACAAAGGTTCTAAATCTTTGTCTAATGTGAAGCCGGAAAATTTTGACGAAGCAAGAGCACAGGCTTTAAAATACGACCTATATGAGTAAACTCAAACAAAGGAGTTAACAATGGCTTTAAATTATGACAATTTAAGTGCGTTAACGAAGGATAAGTATATTCCCCTTTTGGTCGATAATATTTTCGATTCCAATATTCTTACGCATCGCATGTTAAGAAAGTCGAAAGCAGCCGCCTCCGGAAACAAGGTGTTACAACCTCTTGAATATGGAAAGGCAGAAGCTAAAGGCTTTTTCAGTGGATACGATATCCTGGACACTAGTCCTACGGAAGTATTCACGGATGCGGAGTATCAATGGAAACAGGCTTATGCCACAATTAGTATTTCCGGTAAAGAGGAAATGCTCAATGATGGCCCGGAGCGTGTAGTCGATTTATTGGAGGCCAAGGTCAAAAACGCAGAAAAATCTCTAAAGGATCTATTCGGTAGCACCCTGTACGGTTCAACTGATGATTCCGGTGATGAGTTCATCGGGTTACAACATATCATCGCAGAAGACCGTTCACTTGGTGGAATTGATTCTACAACATACACTTGGTGGGATGCACAATCTGCTGCTAGTGGATCTGCTTCATATGCGAATATGGTAGATGATACTCACGCTGATTTCATCCAAAGACAAATTCGTGAAATGTATGGTGGCTGTACGGTTGATAATGACAAGCCGTCCATCATCGTTACAACGCAAGTAGTCTTTGATGCCTACGAAGAATCCCTAACTGCTCAAAAGCGGTTTGGTGCTTCATCGAAGTCATTGGCCGATGCTGGTTTCACGAACTTACTTTATCGTGGTACCCCTGTGGTTGTGGATGATCATTGTCCGGATGGTTTGATGTTCTTCCTTAATGAGAAATATCTGGGTTTCCGTCATCATCGTAAACGAAATTTCGCTTTTGAGAAATTCGTTAAACCGGTCAATCAGGATGCAGCCGTAGCCAAAATTATGTGGCTCGGTGCCCTGACTTGTTCCAACGCTTCTAGACAGGGTGTTATTACAGGCCTGTCTACTAACTATACCTAGGAGGTATTATTATGGCTACTAGTCAAACAGCAGCAGATAAGAAGAAAGTTGGGATGCTCGGTGAGCGTGATGCGGGGGGTTTTGTGTATACATCGATTGGTGCAATCGACTTCTATACAGGAGAAGGAGAACCCGATCATGAAGCACGACCTGGCTCAATCTATATTGATGTGGAAAATTCGGGGATTGCGTATATCTATGCGTATGATACTAACTCCGTTCAATGGGATTGGGTAGTGATTGGATCCCAATCATAAACTGACCTTCAAACAACCTTATTCTTATTAACTAACGTTGGGTTGGCCTGGTCTGTGAGCCGGGTCGGCCCAACTATTAAAAAAAGGAGTCAGAAATGACAGGTAACGATATGTTATCAACTCTAGGTTTGCGATTAGAAGATCCTTCAGAATCTTCATTCACGCAAGCTGCGAAGCTTGATGCTTTGAATATTGCACAGAAAAGTGTAGTGAACTTAATTCACAATGCATACTTGGGCGAATTACAAGTGATCGATGAAGGAAAAGCGATGACGGACAACGCTATCGATCTTTCTGCCAATGGTGATTTATCAGAAGAAGTAATGCGTAATGGAATCATTGCGGTCTATGATTCAACTGATTCTGTATGGTGTACAATGATAGATCCAGGCGATCAGAAACGATTGGAAAATTCTTACCTTGCGGGTAGTGCGTCTAATCCGGTTGCGTATGTTTTTTCCAATAAACTATTTGTTGATGGCCCTGGTGCTACAGATGATGTTGATGTGTGGTACTTACGGTCCCCAGCAGATATTGAAGCTGATGGTAATGAATGTTCATTAAATGTTGCACTGCATGAATCTGTTGTAGATATGGCTGAATCTCAGCTGTGGAAGATGGATGCAAAAAATGATCGTGCAACAGCGGCATACGCAAATGGCAAGGGACAAATTGATTCACTAAACGCAAGATATCCAACAGAAGCCCCAACAGGTATAGGTACTAAAGGAAGGGGTTAACCCGTGGTCTGGGAATCCCTTATCGATAGGACATTAACGTCCTTTGATGCTGGAACGCCTAGAGTTAAAGTCAGAAAGTACCTGGAAGAAGCCGAGGTAGATTTTGCTTTAGGAACAAAATGCTACGTTAAGGACTGGTCCTACATGCACAAGGCTGGCAGCATCTCTATTCCGCTGCCAAATGATTTTGTAGAAGTCGTTGGCCAAGTTGAATACGATACTGCTATATTAGATCATCGTAGAGATTTTAAAGTAAGTTCTCGCTTCAAAAAGAATAATCAGTTAAAAACCGGTACACCCCAATCTTATTATGTTAGGGGTGACAAAATGTTTATATATCCGGTTTCTGGTACTGGTCTTGTTACTTTCTCCTATGCTGCTATGCCAACACATCTAGATCCTCTTCTAGCGGATCCAGGATATGTATGGCTCCGGTTCAAGGATCTAACCTATGAACAGTTTTATAGTGGCGATTCTATTGAGGGTCTTACCTCTGGTGCTACAGCGGAAGTGGTTGATGTAGTTAATGTTTACCAGGATCATGGATATTTGGTATTAAAAGATTGGGACCAGACAAGTTTCCAAGATAGTGAGCAAATATATAAAGCAAGTGAAGAGGAAGAGATGTGGGGCAACATATACGCTTCCTGGGAAGACTTGCTAGATGACTGGGCATCATTAGGTCTTGGTGGTGTTGCAAATGCCAGGGGTATTGAATATGATTATTCTGATCCTGGTGTTAGTCCAGTAATACCAGATGTGTATCATGGAGATCTAATTCATTACGCAAGATCAGCACTATACGCAGATCAGGCCGATGATCAAAGATCCCTACAGTCAAAAACAATATACGAAACCAATAAACAAGAAGCTGATATTCAGTTACCGATGAAAGGCTATAGTGGGCCAAACCAGATAATTGATACAATGTTTAGGTAAATAATGGCAATAATAGAGATACCAGTATTTGATGGAGGATTAGTAACATACGCAGATCCTGAAGATCTCCCTAATACCGCTGCGACTACAAGTGTCAATTTTGAGACTGATGTCCCAGGAAAGTTAGTCAAACGTCAGGGTCGTGGTGCAGCAGTTACTTTAACGGGAAATCATGTTGGCCAAATATTAAAATGGACCCATGAAGATCTAGCAGATCCAGTATGGATCTATTTTGAACCTCAAACAAAAAAGTTAAGGAAATGTGCCGCCAATTTTACTAGTGCTGCAAATGTGGCATCGCTTGCTACAGCAGTAACAGACGTTGAATTTAGTAACTATGGCCGTAAGTTAAGATTTGCTAACGGATTAGATGAGAAGTCTGGAATATATCAGCATATAGATCGAGAGTTTTTCTTTGGGGAACATACATGGGATGCCTTGTATTATGATAATGGAATGATGGAATTACCAGCAACTTGGGATCTCCTTGCGGTTGAAGAAATTGAAGGTGGGATGAAACAGTCTGGCTACTACAATTACAAATTTGTTCCAGTCTTTGATGGTAACCAGGAATCACCACTCCCAGAAGGATCGGGTTTAACCCATGAATCGACAGAGGATGATCTAACTTTAAAAGTTGGAATACAATTAAATACGAATGATTTCAATCCTAGGATTACTTCCATAAAGGTATATAGATCTTATTCCGATACAGCCACTGGGAATCTTGATGCAGTATATTATCATATTCATACAATCCCGTTAAATACTAAAGCAGATAGTGATGATATCCTGGGATCGTCAACAGTAACACCAATGGATAATTGGTTTTATAGTGACGATTTACCAGCAACAACCGATCAATGGGGTGGCTATCAAAATGGTGAAGGGTATAGGCACTGGATTATGAGAGACCACACCCCACCCCGCTACGAAGTTGATACATATACTGTACCTAGTTACCCTGGGCCTGGGATGTTAAAAATGGTGGATGAATTCCCAGCCGATAAAAACAGACTTAATGGTGAGTGGAGTTTTTATCAATCCTACGATGATAATTATTCAGCAACAGTATATACAGAACTTGCTAAAGGTGACTATGGGGGGTATTATGGAAAGAATTTAATATTTAATAATTCCTGGGATTGGCGAACTGGTGAAGCGGATGGTTGGGTTATTTATTCAGATGCAGAATCCTTGGATGCTATAGCAACCGGTAGTTCTGAAAAGTGGATTCAGCTTTCTGATGATTTAACTCAAACAGGAGATTTTGATGTAGATATATCAGATGGATATCGTTATGCAATCTCTGGAGATGATGTAACTCTGTGGTTTTATGATTATGCAAATACAGATAGATCATTGCATCCATTAGGTACAAAGACAAAAACAACAGTTAATTATAAGTATTCAGTATATGCATCAGGTAGGAATTTTGTGGGGAATGTACGTTTGGATCCAGATGGTGAAGCAGAGGATCATGCAGATTGGATAATCTATTCAGAGTTAGGGCAGCCTGATGTGTTGCCAATTGTCAACTATATTCAGATCAAAGATACTCAAGGTGGCCAGATCACTGGTCTAACAAAACATATGGGAGAACTGGCGGTGTTTATGTCCCGTGGTGTGTATCGTTTATCAGTATCTTCTGACCCAAGACATTTTGCTTTGATTGAATCCGATGAAAATATTGGCTGCATTGCTCCAAACTCTATTATTACTGTAGCTGGCCAGACCTTTTTTGCGGGCCTGGACAATGCTTATGTGATAGATTCAAGTTTTAATATTCAACCAATTACTGAACCTATAAAAGATATTTACCAGGGATCTTCAAATTTAGAAGAATCAAGATTTTTTTACGATCCAAAGAAGGCTAGAATTCTTTGTCGATTTGGATCAAACACTCAAAACATTTATAGCTTTGATATGATCAAGGCTAGAGAAGGTCAGGCAATATGGAGCCCGATGGATCTTGGTGCTACCACAGGTGCATCCATTTTTGCAATAGATGAAAACCTAAATGTTTTTTCAATAACTAATGAGGTATAATAATCATGGGAAAATTAAATGACTCGGTAGGACCTAAAGGTACTGTGCGTTGGGAAATCCGAAGAAGTGGCGGGGACTATACAGAAGGAAGAGGCCCCGCACCTAACACAATCAACTCTGAATTAAAAAATAAACTTGCAGCAACATTGACCACTGCTACTAGCAGATTTGGTGTAGCTGAAGACATGATGGGAGATGACGGTATGGTAGCAGCAAGTAATGGCAAGTCGGGAATCGCTTTGGTTGACGATGGTGGTGGACCGCATAACCATTATGAGATGGATTGCAACCTATCTGACACAGGTGCTCAAGATTTTGAAGTTTCGGGTGTGGTACGATGTGAGCAAGATGGAATAACCATAACTGATGCAAAGCTGGGGCACTCTTGGGCCGGCAGTAATTTCTCTGTTGATTTCAGTAGTTATGCATTTTCACCAGATGTGGACTTGGATGACGGGGACCAATTAAATGTTACTTGGGAAATCTCAATAGATGATTCATAAAAATAGGAGAAAATAAATGATACATGCACCTAATATAAATACATTGTGGACAAGTAAAAGATTAAATGTCCATGGTGATGTTGATATAAAAGTATACGACCCAGAAGATATGAAACGTATGGAACCAAAGGTCGATATTTTAGATACAAATGTTGTAAAAGACGATTTGTTAGAAAAGCTGAATGACGAAATGCATACAAATTCGTCTGCAAATACAGCACACCAGTTACACACAGGTACTAACTGGCATCCAGCAAGTGATATGTGCTATTCCCCAGACCTGTGTAGTTCGGGCTACACTATTACATCAAATCGAGAGGGTGAGAATGGCATTAGTGTTGCGGTCACTGGTAACACTGGCCAGATTCAAGATGATCCTTACGGTGGTTGCACCCAATGCAAAGGCTTTTGTTTGTATGAAAACACAAGTACCTCCACCACCAATAATGCAAGTACCTGGGCTGCTGAAGCAACTTGGCTGTCCGGATACGATCCTAACACCACTACGGTAGAAAGAATGTATATGGGTAAAAATTTTGATACCAACAACGGAGGCCTCTTCATTAATGGGTTTAGTGGATCCGCTGGTCCGTATGCTTTTGCGTATGCATATTATGATAACACCAACTTCTCTATTCAGACTTTAGATATTCTTCGGGTAACTTGGACAATTACAGTAGGGTAATTTTAAATGCCACTCTGCAATATAACCTCCATCACCAATCCAACCTCTAGTTCTGTATTTGATCCTGGGGATGGCCTTACGGTTTCATGGACATATAATGATCTTACACTTTGTGTCCCTTGGAGGGTCACCTGGATAAGGCTGTACGAAAATGGATCATACCATAGTACTTTATGGACAGGATCCCATCTTGTAGCTGGTCCGTATGGAATATATATTACACTACCATCTTCAGGTTTAACCTTTGGAGATGTGTATACTTTAAAACTCAAAATAGCACATATTGCCAATCCCGCATTAAATAGCATATATACATCTGGTGTGTTTGAGATTGAATCCAACGTAGATTATGATGTTAGTGTTAATGAAGCAGTTGCTGTTGATGAAAGTCATAGTAAACAAGAACAGACCTGGAAAATTGTAAAAAACGTATCGGATGCCATTGAAGTTGAAGAAGATGAAAGTAAGGTTAAAAGTGCGTGGAAGATAAATAAAGTCAAGTATGATCAGATTGGCCTTGATGAAGATTTCTGGTCTAATCAACTATACACCATATCAATATCCGATGAAATTGAATTGGATGGAGATGAAAGTAAGGTTAAAAGTGAGTGGAAGATAAATAGATCTGTTTCTGATTCTACTCTTCTCTCTGAATACATTATTGATGTAGAAACTGAAGGCAGAGAAAATGAAGATATAGGTCTTCTTTTAGAAAACCGGTCAATTGAAAAAAGAAAATGGAGACATGTATATAATGTATCCGATACCATTGATGTTGATGAAGATGAATTGTGGCTTGGAAGTACTTTTAAGACATGGGTATCTGTTTCTGATTCTACATGGTTTTCAATTGACAACATTATATCCTATTTTTTCAAAGAAAACCAGCCAGGTGATTCTTCAAATATTGTAGAAGATTTTGATTACGAAGAACGAATCTGGAGAAATGTAAAAAATAATTTAGATGATGCTTTGCTTAATGAGGATGTTGATGTAGATACAAGAACCTGGAAACATTTGGTTGACCCTGAATTCGAATTCGGTGGTTCTAGAACTTTGCTTAATGAGGATGTTGATGTAAAGACAAGAGAATGGAAACATCTAAAATCTTCTTTAGATTGGATCGAGGTAACTGGCGATAAGGTTTTTTATGAAAAAAGAACTTTCATACACCATATTGAGCCGGATGATAATTTAACAGTTTATGGTGCAGAGCAGAACGTTTCATGGGAAAAACGAACACAACAAGAAACATATGAGACAGGTTATTTTGAAGAAGATTTTGATTACAAAAAAAGAGCATGGAAACAGACTGAAGATGTAGATGAGACTATAGATATAGGTGTTTCCACATTTAATTGGAGTGAAAGAGAATGGAAAACCCATGAGACTGTAGATGAGACTATAGATATAGGTGTTTCCACATTTAATTGGAGTGTCCATGAATGGCAAATTTTTGAGACTCCAGTTGATGCCACTTTCTTTGCTGAAGTATTTGCAAGTGAAGTAAGAACATTTATACATGTTATCACCCCGCAAGATGATATAGTCGTTTCCCCGGCAACAACACATGAAAAAAGGACCCCCATTATTTATGGCGATTTATCCCTTTTTGAAGAAGGTTTTGATTACGAAGAAAGGACCTGGAAACATTTAAAATATAGTCCAGAAGTAATTGCATTTGATGAAGAGTTTGGTTATGTCGAAAGAGCCTGGAAACATTTAATAGCTGAACCGAATGCGATTGCATTTGAAGAAGAGTTTGATACTGAAACAAGAGTTTGGAAACATTTGGTTACCCCTGAATTCGGATTCGGTGGTTCTTCAACTTCGCTTGATGAAGAGTTTGGTTATGTCGAAAGAGCCTGGAAACATTTAATAGCTGAACCCGAAAATATAGGATTACAACAAAATTTTAGTTACGATACAAGAACCTGGAAACATTTGGTTGCAGTTGGTGAAGTCCTTGAGTTCTTGGAAGAATTTGAACTAAACCAAGATATATATGCTGAACCTGTCGCATCCACTACTGCATTTATTGAAGAGGTGTTATATTCACTATCCCATAATGAACCTTGTTCTATTATGCCATTCCAGGATACACCGACAGAACTTTATGGAACTCAACGAAGAACTGGTTGGATTAAAGCATCAAAATCCTTAAGTCGTGCTGCAATCCTCCGGAGATTAAATGTTGAATATCATTCTGCGGATCCTATTGATGTTAAGATTTTTGCAGATGGCGATGATGTAAATGAGGTTTATCATCATACATTAGCCGCTGCAATTTCTGATGAAACAGCGAATGAAAGTGTGCGAATAAGTAGGAGAGCAAAGAATTTTATGGTGGAACTATCGTCACCTAGTACAGCAAATCCTGATGTAATGGTTGAGAATTTTAGTGTGGAGGTAGATGTGTAATGCCGATTACGGATAGTAAAGTAAAAGCATTTAACCCTTTTACACCTATTGAATCCTTGTCCACGGATAGACAAACTGGCTGGTTTCAGTTTACAGATCTAGCTAGAAAGGTTTTTGTAAGACGTATAAATGCAACATATTCGAGTCCAGACGAAATAACATTTAAAGTTTATGTGGATGGTGATGATGTAAATGAGGTTTTCTCTGGTGCATTTAGAGCAAATGTTGGTGCGACTGGTGTAACACTTCCAGCCGGTAGTGATGACTCAACCGAAACATTAGTAACATCATCTACGTCATTATTTAAGAATGGTGATTGGATACAAGTAGATTCGGAAATTATGAAGATTATTTCAGCCGGATCTACAACACATACCGTACAGCGTGGTATGCGTGGTACTACAGCAGCTTCCCATATTATGGATGCTCCAATAGTATGGAAGAATTATCCAATGGATAGTATTAAAATTGGTAATCGTGCCAAGTATGCACAGGTTCAAATATCAACATCATCATCAACCAACCCTGTTGAAATAAGCAGAATGGAAATTGAATACGAATGAGTTATGCGAAAACTGGAGATCCAAAACAAGATAAGATTTTAGGTAATCTTTCTAGAACTATGACAGGAATGCAATCAAAGGTTCGTGTCATCACCGGTAGTGTAAAAACGGAAGATGTGAGTGAGGGAGAATTCCTATTATCGTCAGTACCAAAAGATAGCGAATCCCCAGGATCCCCGGTAGTAGATGAGGGAAGAATGTATTTTAAGGTTGATGGGATATTATATCAATTATCAGGAATTAAGGTAGGAGGTTAAAAAGCAATGGGACCATTTATAATACCGGCAGGAATTAAGTCTGGTGCAGCAACGGCAATGAAATATGCACCTTATATAAAGCAAGGCTGGGATTGGTTGACCGGAGGTGGACCATCTAGAAGTGGGTCTATGTCTAAAATGGAAAGGAATTATTTGAAGCAGCTAAAATTAAGGGCTGAACGTGGAATGGATCCATCCCAGGTAAATCAACTGATGTCGCAGACTACTCGATCCGTTGGTGTCGAAACCGATATATCCAAAGCCAATGTTATGGGTACTTCTGCTGTCCAAGGTCTTGAAGATTCTTCTGTGATGGCCGAGCAATTGAAGGATGTTGATCTTGCGGGATCAGCCCAGGTGGCAACCACCGCTAGAAATGTTGCGGCTGAAAATTTGAGAATACAAGAGCAAGCAGAGGAAGAATTGGGAGCGTATGGCATGCAACAAACAAACCAAAATTATAGCGAAGCATTAAACCATTACTCTGGCCTTGATAATATATTGGGTACAATTTCTGGACTTGGAGGTGACTACCTAACCGGTTTGGCCAACAAATCTAAACTGGAAGAATACCAGAACGCTTCGTGGTGGAAGGATTTGGATGACGAGGTGAAATTCAAAATCATCCAGAATTTCAGTTAGGAGTGTAAAATGCAGAAAGTGGTAAAACCATATAAGTTTCAAGTTTCTGACTCTGGAGTAATAACGGGGTTATCAGTTGATGGCGGGGTGCCGCCCCAGCATAAAGTTCAACTGTATCGTAATATTTTGAAGGACCTAGAAGACAAGGGTGAATCAGATTCAAAGGAAGCACAATACATATCTAAATTAATTCCTGAAGCATTAGCAGCTGCCAAAAAGATGGTAGCAAAACAGGCAGCAATGATAAAAAGAGTCCAGCCAGACTCTATGGCTGGTGTACCGGGTGTATCCAAGGTAACCCCGACTGACACTATGTCTAATGTCCCTGGAACTACAGGCTGGAAAGGTGAAGCCGGTGCTGGTACCGCTGCTGAAAAGGCAAGACTTGCAAGGAAGGCAGCTATCCCTGACACTATATCTAATGTCCCCGGAACTACAGGCTGGAAAGGTGAAGCCGGTGCTGAAAAGGGGAGATTGATTGGTAAATCACAAAGGAAGGCAGCTATCCCTGACACTATGTCTGGTGTATCTGGGCAGACCCCAAGAGAAAAGATAAATCAACATGCCAGAGATTATGAATTTACAGATCCAACCATGGACCAGGTGGGATCTTCTCAATTGGCTCAAAGTATCAAGAAGATAGCGGCAGCAGAGGCCGAATCAAATAGGGTTAAGAAATTCTTTGCTGATATTAAAAAGGGAGTTACGGATTGGAAATCAAAACAAGATATTAAAGCTGGCCAAAGACGGGAGGAAGCGTATCAAAAACAGATGCGGGCCAAACAGGAAGGTAAAGGAAATCTATATAGTAAAGTATTACAAGGAATTACAGGTGAGGTGTCCGTCCCACCCGTTCCTGGATATGATAAACTTTCTGATGTTATGATGGCGATCCCGGATGAATATTCTGGCGGTATGGGAACACCATATGCTGAACAATTCGCCCAGGCCAACGATCCCGGAATAAAGAAAGCAAAGAAAGCAAAGAAAGAAGTTGTTAGTAATAATGTTGATATCTTTGATCCAACTTGGGAGCAAAGGCAAAGGGCTAAAGTGGTTGATACTATGTCTGGTGTTCCAAAAGGTAAATCCAATTTTGCTCAATGGTTGGCGAAAAGTAAAATAGGAGGTAGAGATGAAGACATAGATCCATTTACTGGATTATCCACAACACCAAAAGCAAAGATTGGGAATGAAAACTATTTTCCACAGTATGCGGATGCGGTACCCCCACCGGCCCCGGCTTCAGCCACACCTGTGGCTGACCTTGCCCAAGCAAAAATAAACCCAAAGAAAAATTTATCAGCTTATGATAGACTGCCAAAATATCTACAACGTCAGGTCGATTGGGAGATGCAAATCGCAGAGGCAGTTTACGGTGGCGGTGGACCTAGTCGCAGAAAAAAGGAAAAATTACTAGAAGAGATGTATGCCCTTGAAGATGATTTAAGGCGGCATGGTGGATTAAGAGTTATGCCAGAAGGTGCACCAGCGGACTGGGAACCACATTATATAAATGTGAATAAGGCTGGTCAATTGAGTGCTGAAAGAATATTTCAACGGATTCAAGACATACGTTACGAATTAGGGATGGAAACATTAACAGGAGCCTCTTGGGAAGAATATTATGGAACAACACCAACACAACCACCTACAAACGATGGAACTCCACCACCACCCGCACAAAAAAACGATGGAACTCCACCACCTACCCCAACTATACAGGCTGCAACTGAACCACCACCACCAATTGTAGAGAATACGGATAATCCAATACCAACATGGTCCAAAGACTATGTACCTCCGGGAGAAGATAAAGCAATTGTAGAGAATGATGGGGCAGTGTGGACACCGGAGGAGGAGCAGGCTTGGAAAGATCTTGCGAACAACTTGACAAATCCGGATCCGGATTCGGATTATGAAGAAGCGATGAAGAGTATGACCCTAGCTGTATACAATAACAAAGTAAATCCCGATCCAAACTCGGAAAGTTCTGTCGGAGTACCTATGATGGAATGGGGACCTGTCAAAAGAAAAAAGTGGTACGGCAAATACAGAAGAATCAACAATATTCAAGGAAATCAGCGGACAGCTTTGTGGAAATGGATGTCAGATAAAACTGGTACAATACCGGTACCCGACTTTGTTGATCAAGAGAGGGAACAGTGGCAGAATGCCGATGGACGAAATTCCCCCAATTGATTGAGGGTTAGGTATGCTTGACATAGAGATACGGCCTTCTAGGCACCAAATACGAGGCCATTTTTTCGGAAAATTCTAAAAAATGCAGAATCCTAACATATATAGAACAGTCTTCCAATTTGAGAACACTAATAGTGATCGGGGTAAGCGGCACAACCAATGGGGAGTACATATTTGGACAGATGATTTATCTAAAAACTTTGGTGCTACAAAAGGGGAATCATTCGTAGGCCAGGATGGCGTAACATATTATACTGCAAAATATAAAGATCTGCAATCTGGCGATCTGGCCAGTAGACATGTTATTGATAGAATATGGAATGAAGCTGATGGGGATCCATATAAGTTCGCTTCAATTTATACCGGCCATGGTCCAGATCACGAAATTGTTAAGGCATATGGTGATGCAATAGTAGACCAGGATGAGGCAGCCTTGCAAGCATCTGTAGTTTTACCCGATCAACAGCCAACCCCAGAATTATCCGGTGAAAATGAAAAAACTCATGTCCAAAAAGCTATCGATGCTGCAGCAGTTGGCGGAATCCTCGGATCAAAAACTCATGTCCAAAAAGTTATCGATGCTGCAGCAACTGCTCAAAAGAGAATAGATAACCAGGTAATTGTCGAGAAAAATTTGCCTCAACTGATAAAAAAATATCCCGAATTTTATGCTGACTTGAGAAAAATGGCAGATGCAGGGGACATGGATGTTAACTCCATGGTTAAGGTTATACGACAAAAGGCAATAGCAAAAAGAGATAAAAAAGAACAAGAGGAGTGGGATAAGGCACATCCACCACCCACATTAGATGTTTTTGATCTCATCAACGAATTTAATTCATGGCCATGGGAAAGAGGATCCAAGTGGCAGGAATTAATCCCATTTTTAAGTGGTGCAATAGAAGTTGCTGAACTTGGAGAATTGGGACTGGCAGCAGTTGCTTTGGAAAACGAAACAGCTACACCCCGACAGATAAAAATATTAGAAGAATATGTTGCATACTCTAGGGCTAATAAAACCTGGGGGCACAATACATTAAACCTGATTGCTCACCTACCAGCATTTGCTGGTGAGGTATATTTTACTGGTGGTTTATATACGGCTGGTAAAAGGGGCACATTAAAAGTAGCTAAAGGAGTACTGTCAGGTCTTCTTACTAGAGGTGGATATAAAAAACTTCGGGATTATGGGAAGGAAAAAACCTCTGGAAAGATACTTACCAAAAGCATAGCAGCCGTGGGAGGTGCAACAGTACAAACCCCAGTTGCGGGAGTAACTAGAATTGCTGCGGATACAAGAGCAAGAATGCTGCCATCCATGACATTGACCAGAGATGAAAAGGTAGCAATTACTGCACCAGGTCAACCGGCAATGGATGCATTTATAGATGCAACCAAAGGACAGTGGATTGAAATGGTATCAGAAAGAGCTGGTGGTTTGATTAAACAACTTGCAAAACCAGCAAGGGAAGCTATGACCAGGACATTCCTGTTGAAAAAATGGGTATCGGAGGGTAAGACTCCATCAGCATTTAGAAAGGTTTTGGATCGATCTGGTTATCATGGTGTGATAAATGAAATGTTTGAAGAGCGTATGGCTGAATTTGGAAGGGCAACACCTGGGATCGGGACCGGTGAAGATCTGCCTGATTATACAAGTGAAGAATTTTATAAACAGTTAGCATCAGAATTTGTAGCATTTTCTATTCCTGGTGCAGCTGGTCAGATAATGGATTATAGGAAGCAAAAGAAAGAAGCAGCTAAAGTTGAAGATGAAACTAAAACTCCACTACCTAAAGAAAAAAGTCTTTCCCTGATTCCTATTAGGAAAGT